TGGAAACTGAAAAATCTAAAGAACTTCCTTCTGATTTTTGGACTGTACCGATTGATATTGATCCCTTAGCTGATTATGCTCCGCACGGAGGAGCAGAAATTGCCGAAGTAGAACCATTTAGCGAAGAACTAGAAACCATTGTTCAACAAATGTGGAAAGACATGACCGAAGAAACCAAAATACTCGAAGGAACAGTTGAGATTGAATACACAATTGAAGGAGAGTTTGTGACCCCCATGAGTATAGCCGGAACCGTCGAGTGTTATACGGGAGATTTGCAGAAAAATGAACTTTCGGAAGAAAAGACTACAGAAGAGTAATGGAAGATGCATTGAAGTCATGGCTACTAGATAATCGGCCGTATACGCATCTACATGTACGTGTGAAGCATTTTCTACTCTTTTGTCGGTCCTTAGAACCGAAGTTATCCTACACGTACTTGAAAAAGACCGTCGTGCCTATCGTCGATACCTTGTTACAAGGAGAAGTCGGACGATTATGGAAACGTGACCGTTGTTATGAACGAACGCTACGTCTATACGGACACAATGACCAACGAACCGACCAATGGTTAACCAAACGAGGAGAAATGATTACCGCATCGGAAGTCTATAAAGTCTTTCAAACCGAAGAATCCCGACGCGATTTACTGCTTAAAAAACTCGAACCGCCCGTCCAAACCGGTGCTCCTCCAAATCCTATTGCTGCGTTAGTTTGGGGAACCCGATTTGAACCGGTAGCAAAAAAAGATTTATGAACAACGAACGAATTGTACCATAACTGATGTATCCTGTGTACAACATCCAATTTACCCGTTCTTGGGTGCTTCGCCAGATGGACTTATTGTTCCTAACACTCCTGATGATCGACGTTACGGACGATTGGTAGAGTTCAAATGTCCCATGAGCCGGGCGGAAAAACCCGAAATCCCTCCGGCGTATGTCCACCAAATGCAAATGCAAATGGAATGTACCGGGATTGATGAATGTGAATATGTAGAGTTCCGTTTCAAACAAGTGTTTACGAGCGAATGGATGAAATCAACCCAAACAAAAGGGTGTTTTGCGGTCTACGATGATGGACGTATCGATTACGATATCAATCACCATCCGGAAGACGCCCAGATGATTTACTGGGTTTTACAATCGATAAAAGAAGACTTTGTTCCACGGGATCCTAACTGGTTATCCAACCACATCGAAGGATTAAGTGCGTTTTGGAACGAAGTTCTAGAACATCGTAAGAACGGAACGAAGCCCGAAGAGAAACCAAAAAATAACCTTCCAATGTTAGAAATTTAGTTTACAGGTTCAAGACGAAAAAATAGTATGCCGACTACGTTTGTAACTGCGTTAATTGATTTAGAAGATGATCAACGAGTAGATAAACCATTAGAAAAATATATTGAACTTTTCCGAATGTTAAATAATAATGGACTACGATTTCATTTATTTTTAAGTCCCAACTATCGAGATAAGTTTGAAGTACAAAACGGGGTTATCGAATATATATCCTTAACCGATCTAGATACATATAAACATGCACCGTTAGGAATACCAGATATACGTACCGTTGAATGTGATACCCGAAACTTTTTGATTTTATTGAATGCGAAAAGCGAACTTATGTGTCGCGCAATTCAATCCCACATGCATCATTGTACACATTATGCGTGGATAGATATTGGTATCTGTCACATGTTTCGAACGCCTTTAACTACATTACGTAATCTTCAACAAGTCGCAAACACTGAGTTTCCTACAAGTTGTTTATATATTCCGGGTTGTTGGGAAAAACAATCCTATGTTTCGTTATCGAGTGTTAACTGGCGTTTCTGTGGACCATTCTTTTTAGGGGACAAACAATCCTTATTAGACATGAAAGATAGACATGACCGATGCTTTCCATCACTTTCGAACTTAACATGGGAGGTAAATGTTTGGGCGCATATGGAACAACAAGGATGGACCCCTACATGGTATAAAGCCGATCACGATGATTCTATACTCAATGTTCCTTATACCAGCGGTATTGTGCGTGTTCCTTCCAAAGTTCCGTTGTATTGGGATGGAGGATACAGTCGTTGTCATGTTGGGAGTTCTATCGAATCGTATGTACAACAATCGGTGTCGCAACGTTCAACTCCTGTGTCGGCTATTTTTACCCAATCCGACGGAATGATTGAAGATTCCGAGTTCGATAAAATGATCGAAAGTTTAGGACGTCCTGATTATGCCAATAGTCCAGCCAATAAGGTTTTTCAAGAACTCGAACAATCGGCTCGATTAGGTACGTTTCCGATTATATGTATGCTTTGTTCACGAAACTTCCAAAAACCCAATATGATGTATATGCCGCTAGATGACCAAACGTTTGAGTATGGATTACAACGTGTATTATCCGGTCTTCCAAACATTCCTTGGGAACAACGGAAACCAATAGCGTTTTGGAGAGGAGGTTCGAGTGGTTGTGAACGCCCAACTCTTCGTCATCGTGTACTGGATTGTCTCTTTGCGTATCCACACGCTGATGTACGGTTTACTCCGGGTGGTTGGGAACATAATGACAAAGCACTTCCACAAGAGTATTTTACGAACGAACGAGTAGGATTAGAAGCCCATATCAAAAACAAATATATCTTGATTGTGGATGGTAATTGTATTGCTTCGGCGCATCAATGGGTATTTGGTTCCGGTTCGGTTCCGATCATGATAACGCATCCCGGTAATGAGTATTGGTTTAAGAAATATTTAAAACCGATGGTGAACTATGTTCCTATCAAATATGATCTTTCAGATTTAAAAGAAAATATCGATTGGTTAGTTTCACACGATGAAGAAGCTAAACAAATTGCAGACAATGCGATGCAGTTATCCCAAACTATGTTTACTCCGGAGTTTCAAAGAAAATATATTGATGACGCTATCACCACTATTTTAGCCGGCAAATAAACCGTTTCCACGAACGTTTAGGTTGTACAGGTTCCGCAAACTTTTTATTCCATTCGTCAATCGTGTATTGATTACTCATACTGATATTACAGCGTCCACAAATAGGGATAAGATTTTGAACATTGGTTTTCCCACCTTTGCTTTCTGGTATGTTATGACCACATTGGAAATCAAAGGCGTTAATTCTGTTTTGACACCATTTTATTGCACATTTGGCCGAGAACTGCTCGCCCATATGGGTAATCCAAACCTGTTCAAGTAAGGCTTTGGGTATTTTCTTTTTCTTAGACGGCTGATAAGGTTTTTGAAATAAACTAGATACATGGGTATGCGTCATTACCTAAATATAGGCTTTATATTGATTGACTTGGAACGGAGATTGCATTCCTGTGATGGGACCCATATCGTAGGAAGCGGGGTTCATATGGTTCGTAACTTGATTGTACGAAGAGTCTTCGCGCGCCACCGTAGTTTGTACTTGACGTTTATCTAAAAACTCGGGTTGAAATCGTTCGCGGGTGCTGTAAAGAACGAAGGCTAAGATAGCGATGGCTACAAGAAAATAGACGATGGGGTTCATTATTG